CTTCTGAAGCTTCTTGGCGATAGCGGTTACGCCACCCTCAAGCTCAGTCGAAAGGCCCTGCTGCCCCGGAGCGCCGCCCTGGGTAATCGCAAACTGCGACTTCAGGGTGATACCACGGCGGGTTGCGAGGACGGCCACGTTGGTCGTCTGTCGCGCATAGGTGTTCGTGTCGTCTGTAACGGTGCCGGTCTCCGTCTGGAAGACTGCATCGCCATAGGCTGACTGCTGATTGAATGCGTGCACGAGGCCGTTTGCCGGCTCCTTGCGCAGGCGCTCAAAGAATGGGAACTTCTTTACGAACAAAGCGTAAAGAATTGGCTCAAGGTCCTGTCGGATAAGAGCCGTGCCGCCCGTCGAGTCAAGAAGCTTGGCAATGTTTGGGTTCGCAACCGCAAGGCGGTTAAGAACGTCCGAAGAAGCCTGCTTCCCGCCTTCGCGGGCTGCCTGGATGTCAAGCATTTCGCCAAGCTCTGTGCGGCTCATCTTCGAGAACTTCTTGCGAAGTTCGCGCTGAGTTGCATAGGCCTCGGCTACATCAATACTCTCGTCGGCAACACGGCCAACAAGGTGCGGGGCAGCGCCAAGGTCATCCAGACCCTTCTGCACTTCCTGCAACTTTTCGTTAAGTTCACTCATTTTTTTACTCCTGGCTGTCCAGCATTCGCTGAATTACGGGAGAAAGCCATGGGGCCTTCGTCCCTGAACTATTCGATGCACTTGAGTACGCCTTTCGACCAGACGGAAGATCCATCAGTCGACCAACGACATCAAGCGCCTTCGCAAGATCAGACTCGACCTTGGCCTTCTGGGCAATCAGTTCGGTAAGCTGTGACTTAATCAAGCTGACCTCCTGCTGTGCCGCAAAGGCTGCATCCAGCGCAGATTTAGCGATGGCAGTTACCTCATCAAGGCCATTGGCCTCAACAATTTCCTGGGCGACCTCCTGTGCCTCATCGGCGACAGGCTCACCCTCGGTGACAACGGCTTCGGCAACCTCTGCCTCAGCCACAGTTGCAGTTTCGCCGTCAGCGAATTCAGCAACCTTAGACAAAATGTGCGCGCGCTCACCAGCGCTTGCGCGGACGAGCACTGCGCCAAGGGCCTGAAGGGCCTCATGTGAGGCATTTACCTCTTCCACAACTGGCTCCTCGACAGGGGCCTCTACGGGCTCGTCAACAGGGGCCTCGACAGGAGCCTCGACAGGAGCCTCGACAGCTGGATCTGCCTCTGGGGCAACATCAACTGCCGTCTCTGCCTCAACGGGGCTCTCCTGCTCGGACTTAGAAACGTCAGATGCAGCCGATACGGCCTCATCTTGGATATTTTCACTGGCCTCGGGCTTCTTTGTCTCCTTATCGTCACTTTGCGTGACGGTGACGGTCACCCGAGTAGCCTTTTCAGCGTCTCCCACGATAATTTCTCCTTCAGCGAGCAAGGAATTAGCGGAACTATCCACATCCCCCTTTTGCTCATATCCATCAACGATCCCCGCAGCGTCAATCGAAACTGCTGGGCCGGAGTCAATCTCTGTCGACTCCTCAAGGTCAAAGATGCCCTTAAGCGAGTCAATCTTTCGAAGAGTAGAGCACTTGTGGCCAACCAACTTGTCGGTCTCTGCCCACTCGTCGTTAGACCTGCTCCAGATTCTAATAAGTGCAGCTGGATCTTCTGGGGTAGCCTCAATTTTAAAATCAGAATCAGGAACCCCAAGAGTTCCCTCGCGCATGACGTGCTCAATTCTGCCGCGCGCCGTTCCGCCGCTGGAGCCCCAGGATACAAAGTCGCCCTCGGACAAATCCGTTGCGGCCTTATGGTTAACCACAAGTTCGCCGGACTGCTCAGCAGCCTTTAGGCTCTTGAGGGCATTCTGAAGGTATGAGCGCTGATTGGCCGGAATGCCAACTACGGATGCCTCCATCAGCTTAACAGCGTCAATAACGTATGTATCGTCGCCAGTCCTGGCGTCCTTCTTCTTTGAAACGCGGTCAACCCGAGCTCCAATGGACAAGCCAAGCTTCACGCCGCGCTTGATGGCCTTGAAGGCGCGCATGGCTTCTGGGTTTTCGTCCTCTTTGCACACCAAGACGTCAATGTCAAGATCGTAGACTTCGGAATTTGACTCGACATCGTATCGCTTTACGACTCGAGCATCTTTTACCGAGCCGAAGAGGTCTTGCGGAACATTGTAATTGTGGTTAAGAAAGATTGTCATGTTCTGCTTGGCTGTGTTAGCCATGGTTTCAATAGCGTTGAGTGTCATCTCATCGCCATGCAGGTCTCGGATTGTTGATGAAGTAGTTCCCGTTACGAAGAGGTCGCCGTTTGGCCCCTCATACGCCTTTAAGGCGTTTGTAAAGACTTTAAAATCCACAATGACCTCCCTAGGTACCCGGACATATTGATGTCCGACGACATCTGCGTCAATACAATAATAATCTCTGATATCGTAAGGTAACACCGCGATACAAGAAATGTAATGACGAATGTTTAGGATTCTTTACCAAACAAAGCATCACACGGACAATACGTGGACATTCTACAATAACCTTTTTATCCTGTCATTGGTGTTTACTGCTACCATTTACATATGAGTGACGAGCATTATGCCCATTTGGGACTAGAGGAGGACGCATCCAGCTGCACCCTTTGTTCTGAAATACGGGAACGCGGTAAGGAGGTGCGCGAACTTGCGTCTGCTCTGATCCGCCTTCACAAGACAATCACCCCGGTTTTGGACACCTACCAGAAACTGAAACGCTCCCATCCGCAGTGCGCCTCTTGCGGCATTATGGCCGGACCAGATGGACAGCATCTTATTACTGAGCTAACCCCAGAGCCAATGGTCCCAAGGGCGAAGGGCCAGAAGAGGTATAATGTTTGCAAGTGGTGCTATCAAGACTTGCACAAGGCCCGCAGATCAGTTCCGCAGCAAAGAAAGCACCAGCTTGATATTGAGCAAATGTTTAAGGACCAAGATGCAATGGACGGGATTGAAGAGGACGTAGCTGAGTGATCCCCGGCATTGAGAACACAATTGAGGTAGAATTTGAGGACGGCACCACCGTTGTTCCGTCGTGGTGGGGTAGGTACCTGTTGGCCCATACTGTAGGATATCGAGGTGGTAGACGGGTCGTCTCTTGCACAAAAGTACAAATGCAGGACATTATTAACCGACGCATGACTGATGACATTTTCTGGTCAGCCGTGAAGCGCAGCAAGTCAGGAAGGTAATACATGGCAGAGGGCCGCTCACTCTTTAGCCGACTATTTGGTCGCGGAGAAGTAGTAACGAACGCAATTTCCACCACCCCGGAGTATGACTCCGCGCCTTATGCTCGAGGCGTTGCTGGCGTTACCCATCATGCAAAGCGCAGCACACAGCAGCTTCGTCGCTGGTCGAGGACAAACCCATGGATTCGCGCTGCCATCAATCTTCGCAGGACTCAAATCAGCCAGGCCAAGTGGGACATCATTGGAATAGACTCTGAAACTAATCCAAACACAAAGAAGATCGCCCAAATCAAGGAGCTGTTGCGCAGGCCTAATGAGCGAATGGATTCCTGGCGCTCTCTGATGGAGCCGGTCATCGAAGACATTCTGGTCTTGGATCAGGGCGTCATCGAGGTAGAGGCGACGAACGGCGGGCGGATAGGTTCTTACAACCGCCCGGTGGCATCGCTTCATGCAAAGGATGCATCGAAGATTGTCTTTGATTCTGGCTGGGACGGAACTGACCCGAACGCGCCCCGCTACTATGAGTTTGCCGATGACGGCAGGGAAATTGCGCGATACCTAAACCACGAGCTGCTAGTTATTATCTCAAACCCGGTGACCTATACGCCACTCGGACTTTCTCCGCTTGAGGTTCTGGCTGAAACGATCGAGGCCGACCTTGCCGCAGCCGCATACAATGCAAAGGCCGTTATGGCCGCCGCACCTCCCGGAGTTTTGCACCTTGGTGAGGGCGTCCGCGCAGATCAGGTAGACGCATTCCGGGCATATTGGGACGCAGAGATTGCCGGTCGAAGCCAGATAGCAATTACTGGCGGTGGCAAGGGTATGCAGTGGATGCCTTTGGCCTCAAGCAACCGCGACATGCAATTCATGGAGTGGCAGGTATACCTTGCCCGAAAGATTTGCGCCGTGTTTGCGGTCCAGCCGCAGGATATCGGCATTGGGTTTGACATGAACCGAAGCTCTTCACAGGTTGCGGCAAAGTTTACGCAGGACAACGGTATCAAGCCGCTAATGGAGCTTATTGCTGAGTTTATGACCAGAGAAATCGTCTGGCGCTACGATGAAAACCTTCGATTCTCATTTACCGGAATGGGGATGCAGGACCAAGCAGAAATGGCCGACTACTACAAGGCCTCACTTGCCGGCCTTCCGTGGCTTCGCCTTAATGATGCCCTGCGAGAGCGAGGCCAAGACGGTATTGGCGATATAGGGGAAGAGATTTGGCTCCCATCACCGCAGGGCTACATGCCAATGTCGGTGTACATGAAATACCTTGAGAACATTATTTCCAAGGGCGAGGTTGAGCCGCAAGATACTCCTCCGACAGGAAATAACCCGCAGGGAACCCCGTCACCAGAGCAGGGCGAGGACATAGTTCCGGACAATGCACCGGCTAATGCTCCACAGTCGCAGACTGCTAAAGCTGCCGGGGATCAAATCATTGTGTGCGACATTGATGGAACCCTTACAACCCAAGATGGAAGCGACGAAGAAAATGAAGCAGTAGTCAGCTACCTGCAGCAAAAGTCAGATAACCACCGAATATTTATTGTTAGCGCACGATCTATCAAGCGCCTTGACGAAACTCGCGCTTGGCTTGAAGAGAATGACGTACCACATGACGAGCTTTACCTATCTGATTTCCCGGCCGGGGCAGGCCTGCAATTCAAGAGAGATAGGATTTCTCATATTCTCAAGGATCACGGTCCTGTTGTTGAAGCAATTGAGAATGACCCAGCGGTCCGCGAGGCTTATCAGGCAGCCGGGGCGCAAAATGTTCACGGCCCAGAGGATATTTCAAAGAATTACGCTGCAACAGATTATTCTGGAATCAACCTAGGTGTCCCAGCTGCTGTGAAGGCCGAGGCGACACGTGGTCTCGCTTGGCGAAAAGAGTTTGGCCGTGGCGGCATCGGGCCAGGTCAGGCTACTGCCAACATGCTGATTAGCGGAAAAATGACAATCCCGCGTGTTCGCAAGATGCGTGCATTCCTTGCCAGACACGAGGTTGACAAGCAGGGCGAGGGATTCAATCAGGGCGAAGACGGCTACCCATCTGCTGGCCGCATTGCCTGGGCCCTCTGGGGCGGGAACCCGGGTCAAAGCTGGGCAAACAAGATCATGCGACAGGTTGAAGCCCGCGAGAAGCGGTAATGGCAGAGAAGCTATACCACTCACAGCCCTGCTTCTGCATGCCGTGTAGGGCGCTACGCAAGGCAGGGGACATCCCACAGCAAAGTGCTAAACTGCCTGATGATGAGCATCCGAAAAAGTCCAAGAGACGCAAAAAGCCTTAGCCACTTCTCCACATTTAGTGGGGTTGGCGGTATCGACCTTGGACTAGAGGCGGCAGGATGGTCAACTGTTGCCCTGTGTGAAAATGCTGGCTACCAGTCAGCTGTTCTTGCGGCAAGGTGGCCTCACCTAAAGAATCTCGGAGACATCACATCCATTGGCACTGAACGCACGGGAGAGGCATGGCAAAATGCTACTCTATGGTCGGCTGGGTTCCCATGCCAAGACTTAAGCTCAGCAGGAAAGCGCAGGGGGTTTACTGGTGATCGCTCGGTCCTCGCGTTCTCGTTCCTCAATCTCGTCGAGTCCTTCGGGCCAGAGTGGGTCCTCCTCGAAAACGTCCCCGGACTCCTCACCTCAAACAAGGGCAGGGACATGGGGAGACTCCTCCAGGAAATGGATGAACTCGGGTATGGCGTTTCGTGGAGAACTATTGATGCGTCGAGCGCCGGAAGCTGTGAACTGCATGGGCGACGGCGCCCAGTGCCGCAGCCGCGCCGTAGAGACTTCCTTCTTGGACATCTTGGAACCGCTCGTGCCGGCGAGGTTCTTCTTGACACGAGAGGAGGCCCAGAACTACCTTGGGCGCTCGGTCGTGAGCACGCCAGCTGGTCCGAAGATCGGCTTTACGCCGGACCTGTACCAGAAGATCCAGGAAACTATCGACCAGCCTCGCTTGATTTTGCGAAGGTTGACTACGCTAGAAATGGAGCGGCTGATGGGGTGGCCGGACGGGCACACGCTGGTGAGAGGATTCCGACGTCTACACGCCAAGCGCACAAAATCGTAGCCCTTCCAAATTCAAACGGACCCGAGCTTCGATTGTTCCGCAAGATAGAGAGAAGCCAGAACAATGGGTTCTTTGAGCGATGGACTGAGGACGGCTCATATAGCACCCTTACGGCCTTTTCATCCTCTGGTGTTTTCGGTCAACACCTAGTCCAGAGCGGCGCGTGCATGGAGCACCCGTTACTTGACAGAACTAATGAAACAGTACGGGCTGATGCATGCGGAAACGGAGTCGCCAGCCTCGTGGCAGAGTGGATTGGCCTCAGGATCGTAGAAAACATGAGGTTGCACCTCGAAATCTGATGTGATAGAATCTTGTTATGTCACACAAGGACCCGGTAACTCCAGAGCTCCGATTTGCAGTGATGAAGCGCGATAAAACGTGCGTCGGCCCACTCGTCGGAATGCCAAAGCCGTGCGGAAGCCAGTTTGGCTCTGGGTCAACCGTATCCCTTGAGTTAGATCACGTTGATAACGCAGGGTTTGGAAAACGTGGGCCCAGCTCACTTGGAAACTTGGTGGTACTGTGTGGATACCACCATCGTGTAAAAACAGAGGCATCCAGAACGTGGAAGCCACTGCTCAGGAAGTATTTGGAGGGGATCAATGCGTAATCCAGCGATAACGTACCCGGGCGATGGAGGGTGCTCCTATCAGGGCTGCCCTAATCGATCAACGACGCGAATAAAGCGTGGAAACTTCTTGCCCCTAGGAGAAATCAAAATCTTTTCTGCTGGGACAGGCGTGCACACTGAGTGCATGAATCACATCCTTAGGAATAATGGCGGAATACTTGACGACGTGATCGAAGGATACGACGAAGCTCCGCCAACAGGGAGAGAGCTCCATGAGTGACGGACATATCGATCCTCAAAGCGTCGAGCAAGGCGTAAAATCGGCGTCATTGATTATTAGTACAATGGTTGAAGACGCACTAGACCTAGAGTTGCGAGAGGCAATGGCACCAGAGTTGTGGGCCAGCATCCGCGACGAAATGCGCAACGGGGAATTTGCCGGAACCGACCCAGAAACATGGTGGCTTATTTGCGAGGGTGCAACGTGTGCCATTGAAGAGTGGGTCAAGACGGGCGTAACCCCAGCGCTACCAACTTCGGAGGGGCAACTTGAGTAAGCAGAGCGGTATCGCTAATAAAGAGCTGCGGGATCAGCAGCGAGAAGAGAACGCCAAGGTATGGCGTTTAATTAAGGAGTCTGGGGTGAAGCGACGTTGGGTCGCTATGCACCTTGGTGTATCATATGGCTATCTGAACCAGGTGCAGTATGGCCATGCTCCGATGACCGCAGAGATGCGGAAGCGGTTGGCAGAATACCTGGGGTTAAGTGAGTCCGAGCTTTTCGGACATAAGTAAGAGAAGGAGTTAGTAATGGCATTCGATAAGAGCGCACTAAAGGATTACGTTGATGTCGCAGAACGCATTCGTGCATGGTACGAGGCGTATCCAAACGGACGAATTGAGACACGCATCATTGAGCACAATGAGAAGCGCGTAGTCATTGAGGCCCGAGCCTATCGCGGGGCGAAGGGAGATTCCGGACCAGAGGATGAGCTTGGGTTTATTGACGACCGACCGGCAGGTACCGGTCATAGCGCCATGCAGATCCCAGGAGCAACACCGTACACTCGCGGCTCAGAGATTGAGAACTGCGAAACGTCCGCTGTTGGCCGAGCGCTGGTAATGGCAGGCCTTCCGTCCAAGCGGATTGCCTCAGGAGACGAGATTCGCGCCAAGGGCGGGGATACCGTTGTTAAGCGTGAAGTCATAAAGTCCAAGGACGAAGAGATCCTTCGGGCCGCGGCTGAAGTATTTGAGCCAACAGACGAGTTGATCGACTGGCGAGAGGCTATCAACGGATCGTCGTCCATTACGGACCTCAATACCGTTGCCCAGCAGATCGCCTCTTCAAAGCTCGGTGCTGATGCAAAGAAGTGGCTAGCAGTGTTCTACAACGCGCGCAAAGCTGACTTCGCCTGATGCAACTACCAGACAGTACGCTAGAAAAGAAGCACATCAGCGTCAGCGAGATCCGCGAGTTTATGGCGTGTCCGCTGCGCTGGTGGTACCGGTACGGAATGGGCCTATGGACGAGCAAGCAGACAAGTTTCTTTGCGCTCGGTACATCGGTGCATGCCGGACTGGCAAGTTGGTACGAGCCGTTTGCCGGCGGCAAAAAGAGCGGTGACCTCACCCCTGCAATTGATGCGTTCAAGTCGACATACGCTAAGGAGTCGGCAACGATCGATTGGACCCAGGAGAAGGAGAAGAACCCAATCAGCGAAAGCGCATTGGGTGAGGACATGCTCAAGGCGGCGCTCCTAGAAGGCGACGACTGGATTGCAAGTTCTGTTGAGCGGACCTTTATGTCTGACATCGAACACAGCAGGCTTGGCAAGTTGCCAATCCAGCTCAAGTCGGTGCTCGACATGGTGACCAAAGAGAATGATGTCGTAGAGCACAAGACGGCGGATCGCAAGTGGGAGGCCGGGCGAGAGCACGGAGATGCCCAGGCAACCGCTTATGTGAACGCAATACGTCAGAATCTTGGTCACGACCCAAAGGTCACGTTCAACATTGTCTCCAAGCACTCAAAGGGTCCGAATGTTGAGCGACGGATTACGACACGAACGCAGGATGACATCGACCAGCTCTACGTTACGGTCCGTGCAATCATTGATGCGCGAGAAAAGGGCGCAATTTACCCTAATCCGACCGCATTTGTGCACGCAACATGTGAATATAGGAGATTGTGCAACCAATGGGAATCTCATCCACAAAAGCTACCGGACACGCAAAAAAGGATGCTGGAAATGCTACCAGGAGTCAGGAACAGCACGCTGGACAAGCTCGGACGATGACACTGGCGCAGTGGCGCGTAGAAATTGAGCACTCAAGCAATAGACAAGGAAAGATCGGTGACTTCTTCACGGAGGTCACAGGAAAAGAGATGAAGCGAAGTGATTATGGGCGCATTGCGCAGTTGATGGCATCATTTCCGGGTGGAATCCCCGCGCTGATGTCGGCAATTTGCGAAGCGGCGATCCGCGATGTTAGCGGCGACCCGTTTGCGTATGTAAAGAAGCTGTCAATGACAAGGAAGTGGTCAGATGACGTTAGCAGCCGTAAGGAGGACTACGATCAGTATGTCGAAAAGTAGTAAGTTCGAGAAAGTTTCGTCAATCATCCCCGATTTGGACTTTGTGACGATTATGTCCAATGGCCAAGTCAAGGGAGTCTCAATGGTGCCGACCCCAGAGGTCGCCTACCAGAGAATTAATCAGTCGGGCGTGCCGATTCGCTACCAGAACGCCTCGCTTGCGTCGTTGCTTCCTGATATTAGGGAATCACGCGCTGGAAAGGTCGTTCGTGAGTGGGCCGATAAGCCACTATTGGACCAGGGGTTCTTCTTGTTGGGAACTCCCGGCACTGGGAAGACCTATTTAGCCGCAGCTGCGCTGAATCAGCGTATTCAGGAAGGCCTAGCAGGGGCAAAGTTCTTCAATGTACCGATTTTTCTTGACGCTATCCGCACATCGTTCAAATTTGATGATGCTGAGGCCCAAGATGACTTCCAGTACAGTTGCAAGAGAGCTCCATTAGTGGTCCTTGACGATTTTGGCAAGGAGAAAGCTACCGATTGGGCGACTGAACGCCTCTATGTGCTTGTTGAGAGCCGGTATTCGGCCATGCTCCCAACGATTGTCACATCAAATAGGTCAGTCAACGAGTTGTACGACCTAGGATACGGCGCAACGGTCTCCAGGTTGCTGGAAACGTGCACTGTTGTTGAGGTTTCGGGGAAAGATTTACGTCCAGGATTGAGAAAGTCGGCTAAATAAGTGGCCGATGCGCTTGAGCTGACGATTCACGGTCGTCCGCCAAGCTGGAATGCTGCGTATCGCGCACGAAAATCGTATATCTACATGACACGAGATGCCAAGCAGTGGAAGAAGATCGTTTCCGTTATTGCTTCAGCCGCAAAGGCGGAGCAACAATGGGAGTGCGGTCGTGATACAATGCTCGTCGTTGATGTGTGGATCTACGTGAAGCGTGGCATCGATGCAGACAACATTCTAAAACTGACACTTGATGCAATTGCGTTGGGTATCGGAGTTAATGATGCACGGTTCATGCCGCGTGTGTGGGCCCTGAAGAAGAAGTGCGAAGAAGAAAAACTCGTACTTAGAATTAGTGAGGTAGTAGAAGATGATTAAGGTACAGTTGATAGGATATGTAGGTGCTCGCCCAGTTGTTCGCGCAACGCAGAAGGGCCGACCGGTAGCAAACTTCAATGTCGCCGTTCATGGCGGAAAAGATGCAAATGGTGAAGAGAAGTCGACGTGGTATCCGGTCACGTGTTGGGACGGACGAGCCGAGCTAGCCGATAAGATTGTCCAGAAGGGTGACCTTATCTGGATTGAAGGCACACCAGAAATCAGCTCGTGGAACGATAAGAACGATGTGGAGCATACCGAAATCTCCATCACAGCAAAGTACATTCAGGTGCTGAGCCGCTCGAAGAAGCAGGGTGATGCAGAGGTGCAAGCAAGCTCCTCTCGTGCAGATATGCAGCAGTCGCTTGAAGAGCTTCCGTTCTAATGCCAAAGAATTATGATTTGCAGGAGATTGCAGAAGATCTAAAGAAGCTACAGACGATGGATTCCGGTGTGGACCGTGAAAAGCTACTGCGAAAGGTTTTGCCAGTGATTTCCGAACTTGTTAACACGATGGCGAAGATTGCGGAGAAAATTGGTGATCCGGTGGACGATATAACATCGTTGCGCTCTCGTCGTGGTATTGCATCCCGCAACGTTAATTGATAGGATAAACGGCCTCATTCCGAAATGTCACAGTTTTTAAAAGATTCTTGTCTCTGTCGGGTTGAGGAACCACCAATCAATCCTGAGGGGGTTGGAGCGATCCAGCCCCCTCTTGCCATCCCTAAGGAGACCCGCATGACACAAGTAATTGAAATGACGACAGCAACCCTCACACAAGAGATGGCAAAGGGACCAACCATTGTTGATTTCTGGGCTCCATGGTGCCGACCGTGCGTCGCCATCAATGTAGAGCTGGAAAAGCTCAAGGTGATTCGTCCTAACATTAATATCATTAAGGTCAACGTTGACGAGCATCCACGCCTTGTTAAAGAGTACGGTATCAAGAGCGTCCCCTGTGTTATCTACACCAATGGGGCAACCTCCTCGCCAAAATCCTTCAATGGATTTATCACGGCAGAGGACATGATTCGACGTATCGGGGCGTAATGACAGTAGCTCCCCATCCTGCGTCGCTCTCCGTGGCTCCTAGGGGCATATTGGAGGGGTCTAGCGCCGCGGCCGGGCCCCAGATAAACGTGCATTCCGTGTACACATCGTAGATATGCATTTAGAATCGGCGATACGTTTCCGAAAACATGTGTATGTGAATGACCTCACGGGCTGCCATGAATGGACCGGTACTCTTGACCCAGACGGATACGGTGGATTCATGCACGAAGGGAAGCGATTCCGTGCACACAGGTGGGCGTATACCTTTGAGGTCGGGCCTATCCCCAAGGGCCTGGAGATTGACCACCTCTGTAGGGTGCGTAAGTGCGTCAATGTGATACACCTGGAGCCTGTGACGCGCACGGTCAATATCCGCCGTGGTCTTGCAGCTACTGGACGTATCACACACTGCAGAAGGAAGCATGAGTGGACGGACGAGAACACCTACAGGACTCCACGGGGCCGGAGAGAGTGCAGGGCATGCCGAAGGATCTCGCTCGCTCGTAGATAATTTTCTGTAAAAAAAAATAGCGCCTGGGCCTTGTGCCTAGGCTTTTTTATTGGGACGAAGGGGGTTGAAAGGCTACGGAGTGGTGCAATGTTGGTGCGTACGTAGCGCACGCATACCGGGGTGGGGGCAACGGGGGAATATGAGGGGTTGGGGCATATCAGGGGGGCATGACTGGCCAGCAAAATCGATGGGTGGGCAACCTCTGGCATGCCACTCGTCCAGCTCAGAAAAGAGAGGAGCCCCCGCCACTAGGCGGAGGCTCCTCAGAACTCTGGCGCGGTTCAGCCGAGCGGCTGCTCCTCCCCCGCAATCACCCACGCCACCAAGCGCGTGAGGTTGATGGTGCGGTGCGCGTGGAAGGGTCGGCGCATTTCGCATGCGCTCCCTTCCTTCCCTGCGTATGGGCACGCGGTTGTGTAGCCGTACTCGGTCGGCGCTCCGATGACGATACCAACGCAAGGCTCGCCCTTCTTGTTGAGGTACACGCCTTCTGGGTGGACATCTCGGCACACCTGACCAGCAGTACGGAACAGCACCACGCCGTTCTCGGCGACAGCCTCAACCTTTACGCGCCCGATGGGGCGGTGTTCGGCTTGCTTTGACGCAGCCACCTCGGCGCGCTTCCCCCGGACTGCCTCCGAGGTCGGCGCGCTCCACGCCAACAGCGAGACGAACATCCCGCCGCTCTTTGCTGCTGCCGCTCTTGCGGCTGCGAAGGTCATCCCTGCCTTCATCCTGTTCCTCCTCTGTGCTAGTCGGCTGGTATCTCCTGCCGACACCCTAAGCCTACCACATCCCAGACCTACGCAAGGGGTAGGCGCAGGGTATCCCCTAGTGGATGCCCGTCCTCCGGTACGCCCCTATGCGTGCGGGGTAAGGGGGGGGGTAAGGGGTGCGCCTGATAACTGATACTGATGACTGACCTAATAGGTTGCCGATGATAGCTACTAGGTGAATCTATTGACCCAGCTCCGGCGCTGACCACATCAGGAGGACTCGCCGCGCATTGACCGAGGCTCGATGGGAACGACCAACGGCTAGGGGTAAGGGGTAAGGGGAACGACTTGCCACTGATGATGAACTGATGATGACCTAACAAAAGAGCCGACCCCCGAAGGGATCGGCTCCGTTGCCCTGACTCCGGCAACGATCAGAAGGGAGCGGACTCTCCGTTCTGGGTCTCGTAGGCGGCACGCGCCTTTGCCGTAATGTTGCGGACTGCCTGACGATGGAGCGCATAAGCGTCCCCGCTAGAAGCGTCGTAGCAGGACGCGATCCACCACGCCACATCGTGATCATCAGCGAAGTCTGCGACATCCAGAGGGAGCCACCCCATCATTGGGGCGTTGCCACCCTGCCAGAGGATCGCCTCGTTCTGGGGTGCCGCCTTACCGATGAGGACGGCGGTGAAGGTCATCTCTGACTCGTTCACCTTGCGTACAACCTTCACAGGCTGCCGCCAGAGGTCGCCCTGCTCCAATGCGATCTCAACGCGAGGCGCAAGAAAGACCGAGAGCATAGCGCTCGTCGGCTCTGCGAACACCTGACCATAGAGGCTCTCAATCGGTCGGATCATCACCGCCGTTGGATTCTCTGGGTACTGAGCCAATGCGTTGGCTCGTGCGACTGCTGCCCGTACGCCGGTTTTGCCCTTGCCGTTCATAGTTCCCTCCTGTGCTATCAGCGAAGCATTGCCGCTGATAGTTAGAGTCTAAACACATCAGCAGGAAAGCGCAAGCACTACGCACCAGGCGCAACGCGAAAGCTCGCCGCTAGACAGCCCCCATCAGCACTAGCCCTAGCAGTCGGGGTAAGGGGAAATGGGGATAGGGGTATGGAGTAGGTCATGAATGATGACTGATGAATGACGACTGATGACTGTGGCTCGATCATTCCTGAGTGAGCGTGAACCCCGGGGTTAGCAGCTGCGCGCCAGAAAAACGACCCCGTAGGAACAACGGAGAGCGACGAACTGGGGTGAGGGGGTATCAGCACACCCCTGATGAACGACCTGATAGATGAGCCCAACAATGACGAACCCATTGACCGAGGCTCGACCTAGCGTGCGGGGTCAGGGGTAGGGGGGTCGGGGTAGGCGTTGCCCGATGATGGCCGTATGAATGGACTGATGACCGCTGCCGGTGTTGAGGGTAAAGAATCGCCCCCACTCCCGAAGGAGTGAGGGCGAGCCTTAGGTCGAGGTGCGGTCAGCGGAGCAAGCCAGAGCCCCCGCAACCACAGGCGCAGTCAGCGCCACTCGGAACGCAACCGCAACCCTCCGCGATGATGAGAGCGCAACCATAGCGTTCAGCCCTTCGCTCCTCGCAGCCGTCGCAATACATCAGCAGCCCGAGTCCGCCGTTGTTGTCGGCGTACCATGCCGAGTCGCCTAGCACCTGCTCGCAATCGGAGCAGGTCGAAGTGCGGTCAGCGGCAGTCATGCCGCACCAGTGATGATGGCGGTGCCTGGTCGCCCCAAGCCCAGCGCCCATCGCAGGTTGTCGTAGGAAGGGCGCGAGTCCAACAGGCTCCGCGCCGCCTCCGACTGAATCAAGAGCGAGAGGAAGGTACGGCGTGCCGACTCCATGAGTGCGCCGTAGTCCTCCTCATCAAACGACGAGGAGTAGTGCGCCGAGTCAGACATCAACTCAGCCAGCGAGTCGTCAGTCATCGTCAGGACGACATAGGAGCCGTCATCATAGAGTCCCCACTCCGCGCTTGATGACCGCACCTCGACCGACACCGCGTCAAGGTCTCGGCTGGTGTGGTCGTTCCAGAACGCAGCAGGGACGACGACAAGATGACCAGCGCCCCCGGGGTCTGTGTTTCCCTCTGCTGCTGTGGCGGACTCCTTCTCGGTGAGGGAGTCCATCGTCGCCTTGATCGCTGCCCGTACCTCGACGAGCCGTTCTAGGTTCGTTTCTGAGAACATTTGACCTCCTGTGTCGCTTCGGGTCTGTGCCAACCTGCGACCTCACCAGACTAGTTCGAAGTGCGGGCAACGTCAAGCCCCACCCAGCAGATCGCGCACCAGACGCAACGACCAGATGGGGTAAGGGGAAATCCAAATCTGGGGTGAGGGGTTGTCTAATAGCCTGATGATAATGACTGATGATGATGACTGCTAATGATGAGCTGCGACTATTGACTCCGACCGGCCGTAGCGGAACCCGACCGAAATGATGGGGTGAAGGGGGGTGCGGGGTAATGGGGTCAAGGGGTAATGATTCCACCTAATAGGACTAACAAAAAACCGCCCCCCGAAGGGGACGGCTTCCTGTTGCCTTCGCCCGGCCGCGTTAGTCGTTCAGTTGGTTTCCGAAATAGTAGCCGCACGGCTCGCAGTAGTCGCCAGACCACCCAGCCATCGCGTCGCACTGAGGGCAAACCCCAGAAGTCCTGACCTCTTGGCAATCAACCCACGCCGAGCGGTCGTCATCAAGCAGAAACTCGCATGCGTCCTCAGCGGTGTCGGCATTGTACGCCGCCAACTCCGAAGCCAGCGCAATCACCGCCGCGTCGGCGTCGGTCTGGTTGTTGTACCAAGAGCGGCGATTCTCGCCCTCCCAAATCACCTCAACGAGCCAGAGGCTCGCCGTCTTTTCCTCGGTCATCTTGACCTCCTACGTCGGGAGGGGTCTGTGCCTACTCCCCCGACTTCCATGAGTCTATACGGCCGGGCGCGGTCAAGTCAATAGCAGCAGTCGAGCTGGACGCTGGAACAGCCGAGCCACAGCAGCAGGGGTAAGGGGGAGTGGGGTATGGGGTCGTAGGGGTGTCGTAATAGCCACCTGATAATAGCCCAAGAAAAAAACCACCCCCACCCCGAAGGGTGAGGGCGGCTCTGATGACCGCAACCGGTACGGCTAGTCGTGAACGGCGACCACGAACCAGAAGGGCTTGGAGTCTGCTCGATTGACCAGACCAGAGACGAAGGCTACCGAGCCGTCAGAAGGGAGGAGGCCCATAGCGATAGCCGCCGCCATCTCCTTATCCTCTGGGGTCAGCGACCCTGCTGCGACATCCTCCGCGTCGTACTCTTGGACAAAGAAGTCCAGACCACCGAGCAGCGCATACGCAGCCTGGGTCATACCACGAGCGACCGAGTGAGCCATCGGCTCAGGATAGCCGCCGTCGGTAGCGACAGCCTCCGTCTTGTCGTACGCCCAGTCAGGGCCGGCAGCGGTCAGCGTGTCGCCTACGGCGTCCTCGATCCCATCGACCACGCGCCTCACGAATACATAGAACCTAAACATAGAGACCTCCTGTGCTAGCCGAGCGGATCATAGCCACCCGACCAGTCAAGTATTACCGGCAGTGGTCAATGCGTCAAGCCCTCAGGACGAGCCAGAGCGGTAGCACTCGACCGAGCCAACAATGGGGTAAGGGGGGAGTGGGGATTGTATGGGGGGTCAAGTAATAGCCGCCTAATGATGACCTGATGAATAGCAGCTCGACAGAACAGGAAGCCGAACCAATAGCAGGGGGGAGTGGGGGTAGGGGGGCGGGGTAGGGGGTCGATCTAATAGCGCGCTAATGATGACCGCGTAAAGCTTTTACAAAAAACACACCCCGCCGAGCCGAAGCCCGACGAGGTGCGCTCGAAGTGGAGAGGCCGAACCTACCCGACCTGCTCCTCTCCTGCGATGAGCCACGACACGAGCCGTGTGAGGTTGATCGAGCGGTGCGCGTGGAACGGACGGCGGTGCTCACAGGCAGAGCCGACCACTCCCGAATACTTACAGGCCGTCGTGTAGCCGTACTCCGTAGGCGCGGAGATCACGATGTCCACCATCGGATCGCCAGCCTTCGTCAGGTATACGCCCTCTGGGTGTATGTCGCGGTTGATCTGGCCAGCAGCGCGGAACAGGAACGATACGCGCCCCTTCTCGTCTACGACTTGCTCGCCCGAAGTCTGGACTCGCCCGATGGCCTTGTGCTTGGCCTCACGGCTAGCAGCGTCCTTCTTGCGAGTATCGAACTGCTTTGGAGTGGTTGGCGCAGACCACGCCGTCCACACGGCGAACATACCGCCGGCCTTCTGGCACGCCTCGCGTGCCTTCTCGTAGGTCATACCCTTCATCGTGTCCTCCTCTGTGCTCGTCCTGCGGAGCAGAGCCGCTTGACTCTTAGAAGGTAGACCCACCAAGCCCAGAAGTCAAGCCCCCTATGGCGAGTGTTGCGGAGCGCGCAACGCTGGGGTCTGGGGGTCTGGGGAAATGGGGTATGGGGTCGCGTAATAGCGGGCGCATAATGAAGGCCTAATGATGACCGCGTAAAGCTCAGGGCAAAGAGAGAGGCCACCCTCCGCACAGATGGAGAGTGGCCTCGTAGAAAACGGAGAGGACTACTTGCCTGAGTAGGCCGTAAGATCGTCTACCCAGACAGCGCCAACCATTGGCGTTCCGATGAAGTCATACTCGACTGCGGCCAAGAGTTCATCGTAGACCTTCTCGTCAGCATTGGCAGCAACGACCAGAGCGTCCGGTGCGTGCTCCAAAGCAACCGCTTGCGCGACGCTTAGGGTGCTCCAAGTGTCTGCTCGATCAGCCCAGAACGAATCGCCACACTCGTCATCGCGCCAACCGATCAGGACGGCAAGAGCCTCACCGCGAGTCTTGGTGTAGGCCACAAGGTCATCGCCGTCGCCGTAGCGAACGAACGCCCGAAAGCACGAGCCTTCTGGTAGAGCCTGTCGGCAAGTAGGGCAAGTCCCTACGGCCTGTGTTCCGAGAAACTCCCGCAGCCACTTCTGCGCTGGTGTCGTCAGGTCTTTCATCTGTTCCTCCTCCTGTGCCTGTGCTGTTAGCAAGTGCCAACTCATAGAAGGTAGCAGGTCTGCGTCGGAAGTCAAGCCCCTAGTTTCGACCTAGCGCACGGCCTACCGGTAGCGATGGGGTGTGGGGTATGGGGGGGGGCTATGGTAGGGGGTCTGATAATAGCGGCCTGATAATGATGGCCTAATGATGAGCGGATAAAGTGAGGCCGCCGGTGGCACAGACACCGACGGCCTCGTAGACATTGAGCAGCCCCGACTACATCGGGAAGCCGCCATCTTGGAGTATGCCGACGATCTTGTCGCGCTCGTCAGCGGTGAACCCGCGGAGCTGGTCGTCGTGAACGATCGACACCGTACCAGCAAGGCCGCCGCCGAATAGATACATCGGCGCGCTCTCAGTTGCTACTGCGACAACATCACACGCGGTCAGGTTCATTTTTGGCTCGGCCTTCAGGAGGCCTTCCTCGTCGCAGACAATCGCAACAGGAACGCCAGCGATCTTGCCGGTGGCTGCTATCTCGATCATCTGGCAATCGGTCGCAGCGTATAGACCAGAGAGGCCTTCGCCGCGATCTACTACGGACACCTTGCCCGACTCAACCTTTACTGCGTACCCGCTCATGTGCTCCTCCTTGTGCTAGATCGGGAAGTCCCGACTCATGAACAATAGCCTACTACGTTCTGCGCGTCAAGCGTTAGAGCAAGGCCTCAGCGCCCGACTCCATAGCGATATACAAGGCCACCTGTCGAGCGGCCTCGTCCGAAGTCATACCGAATCCAAACACAGGATAGCCGGCAGTACAGCCCTCAGAATAGTCGAACCCATCAGAGGCCGACTTCTTCCAGAGCGTACCGCCGAAGTTCACGCCGTCCTCACTCATCAGGGCGACCCACAGGCCTTCGCGCAGCTCGACTTTCAGATAGCCAGCGTCCCTAAGTTCGTATAGTTCCTCGCCTCGCATAGTTCCTCCTATCTCATATCTGGCACGAAATCGGTCGTGCCGCCGAATCCTAGCACCAAGAGTACGAAGGCCGCAAACGCAACCGCTACTACCGCACCCTTGATGTATAGCCTACGCCGCTGCTCACGCTCCCACGCTGCCGACTCCCGAAGGTACTCGGCCTTTGTACGAGCTGAGAACTGACTCCACGAGCGGCCACTCTTGCGAGAAATCGAAGTCATGAGTAGTACTCGTCCTCATCTGCGAAGGGATACCCTGCGCCTTCGAGTACGGCGTACACGCACTCCGCGATTGCTGCTCGGTACTCCTCAATCGTGCCGCGCTCCAAATAGAACGCTCGGAAGTCAATATCCGGCAGGTCGTCAGGAGTCATGCCACACTTGGACTCAACCCTGCGCGCAACCGCAACATAGAACTTGCTGAACGGAATCTCGACCGATTGCTCAAACCCTTCGTCCATCTCGTACTCCTCTCTACGTTTATCGGGAAGCCCCGATACCATCACCTTACACCCAGCCTATTAGTCCGTCAAGCCCTCTGGCTGGTAGGTATAGGCCTCTGGTGAACCAGAAGCTCGCCACGCCGTCATCTCACGCGACCACTTATGCGGCTCGTCAATGATGTCGATAGCGCGCTGTATGGCCTCGTCTGACGGAAGCCCAATAGCAAAGTCCCCGCCGCGCACTAGGGCGCGAACAAAGCCGATGACCTCCTCCTCCGTGAACTCGTAGAAACTAAATGTCGCCATTATCTCTCATCTCCTCAATCCTTACTTCGGCCTGTGAAGCGTGTGCCGCGTCAGCATAGCACTCCGCGCAGATAGCGAACTCGTACTGCCGGTCGTCCTCAACCTCAGTTCCGCACCAGATACAAGCGTTCCTACTCATACTTCCTCCTCCAATAGTTTCTTGGCATACTCAATGGCCTCATCTATTCCATCAACAATCTCTCCGTCCTCATTATCAACCCACGCAACCTCGAACCAAGCGTTATTTATCCACTCGATCAGGCCAGACTCCTCTGCTGCGCGCAGCTTCTCGTCGGTATCAAGTCCCTTTCCGTCTAGGTCATCTGTATACCGAAGGACTACGTTTTCACCTGACGGCTCCGTGTAGTTGATTCTCATTTCACCATTTCGGTACACGCGCACTTCCTTTGGGTTGCTGCCCTCTGGCCTCCACAGAACCTCTGCGTCGTGCGTGTGCGTAAAGAAAGCCGCGTCTTGCCTACTCACCAAACACCTCTTTCTCGCACTCGCGGCACAAAGCGGCCGCCTCACCGACCGCAACTTTACCGCACTCAAAGCATACATACGCGACGACCTCATCGGCTCCATCAACCTGACTCATCGCTTCATAGCACTCATCGCACAGCCACTCGGAACCCTCATAGGCGTTCTCGTAGCCGTTCCAGCCATACTTGTAGGTGCGGAGCTTCGGCGTGCCGTGTGGTGCGCCCAAGCTGGACTCACACTCCTCAATGTGTTCGATAGTCGTCTGCTCGTCCATACTTCCTCCTGTGCTATCCATCGGGAACTCCCGACATCACCAAACTACACCTAACGATTCGCGCCGTCAAGCCCCTATTCTCAAAGCTCCTACGACATAGAGAAGGAGGCCTGACGAGCCGTCGCTCACCAGACCTCCTGATCGGTCGAGAGTCCTAGCCGCTAGGGAGGCCTTCCCCTAATAGCCGGTATTCCGTTCCTACAACCCCGCCATTTCAGCAGCGGCGCTGTCGCCTCGCATGAATCTCTTTCCCCCAATATGGTCGGGGCAACTGCTCTCTCGTCTAACGCTCCACCTCTACCATTGAGCCGCGGCTCCGGTAGTCAGTCCATTATGGGGTATGGGGTATCACCTAGTCAAGTAATATTTGGATAAGGTAATGATAAGGAATCTAAACTATGCGGGCGTGGCCAGAAGGTCGAATAGAGCTGCGGGCAAAGAGAACCCCTCCGGTGGGAGGAACCACCGAAGGGGCGTTAGGCCGAGAAGGTGGGAGGAACCACCGACCCGACGTATTTAGTTGCTCTTGTCTGCTGGCCTCAAGAACAGGTCTGGCTTCTGCGACCTGATGGAAGTAAACGAACCCCCACCACCTACGACAATGTGGTCAAGAAAAATCAAGTCCATCAACTTGGCTCCCAACTCAACATCTCTCGTCAGGTTCACATCCTCGTCTGACGCTACCTCATCGCCAGAAGGGTGATTGTGAACGAGTGCGAATCCTACCGCCCCCATCAGAAGTGCGGAGCGGAGAATCTCTCCGATAGAAACCGAAGTTCCTACTGCCGTCCCCTGATAGATTCGGTGGATACCAAGCACATTGTTCCTGCCGCCAACCGATACGACGAACAGCGATTCGCTCATCTCCTTATCGGCAAACTCACGGAACACGCTTGCCAACTCACGCGGCGATTCCACGCGAATAGACGCGGCCTTGTCGCTAATCATTGTGCGCTCCATCTTGTACTCGTAGGCGTTCCACAAGCCAGACTCGGCAATAGAGTTTCCCTTACGCTTCCTCATTGTTCGCTTCCTCCTGTTGCTGAGAGCCGTCGGCTGCGCCAACGATGAACTCTCTTTACGCATTGTCGCAGACTTGTTAGTCCGCGTCAAGCATACTCACGAAGGGCTTGCTCCAAGCCGTATGGCCTCGCGTGCGCGTAGATCACCTGACCATCAAGCCAGATCATCTTGCCATCCCTGAACTCCCACTTGTATTGGATACCATCCTCACCTGTCCAATAGAACTCGCTCTCAGCCGTGATGAACGGAGCTACTGCGGCAAAGAACACACCCTCTTGGCCTGTCTTGTTGTCGTACGACATCACCAACAAGCCGCCATCATCCTCATACTTGGTATCAAAACCAAGACGATCAAATACGGCCTTAGCGTCCGGTATCGTCCTGAGGTCTTCTGGCATCCAAGAGAACCACGAGGCCGTACGGCCTCCTCCGCTAAACGACCCTCCGTTCTTTGCTTCGCTAGGAACATCGTTGAGATTCATCAAGGCCTCGTATGCGGCCTCCAACTTCTCTTTGGCGATTCGTACATCCCCGCTACCGCTAACGTAGTATCCCATTGTTCCTCCTACTGATACTTGACGAGAATCTTTGTGCTCTCGTTCTCAGGCAACTCTACCACCAATGCGTAATACTCGCAATAGTGCTTGATGAGGTCGAGTGCGCGCTGACCGCCTGACCATCCCAGATGGCACTCGTCTACATCGTCGTCCCTATTCTGGTCGTGATAGTAAAACATAATAGGATCGCTAACATTATCGGATTCAGCCATCAAGCTGATCTCCGCACCAGAACAAGTATTACAGCACCACCGGCCAAGCTTCTCTGGCCCCATCGCATAGGCCTCCGTGTCGGTATGAAGTCGAATCAACAAGTCGTCTAGGTTATCCCAGAAGTCAATGTACTTTCTCATCTAGCTTCCTCCTTATTCCTCTACGGCAAGTGCCGCAAGGCAATCTTATGGCTTGTATTGGTATCGGTCAAGCCCCCTAATCCAATGGTCGTTATCGGTGTGGCGTGGCACGGTGGAGTATTTGATACCAAGCTCCCCAAGCGAGCGCACCAATAGGCCAGCGTCTTGATCCTCCTCTAAGAATACTCGATCACCCTTCTCAAACGAGAACGAAGTGATGAGGTGCTGAATCCCCAGAGCCGTCAGCAGCTCACGCTTGACCTCAAACCATCCGTGGCCTGGGTCTTGGTGATAGGTGATAGTCAAGTCCGTCATACTTCCTCCTCCTTACGCTCGCTAACTAATGATAGCGTCAATAGGCACAGCCCGATGATTGCGCCCCAGAATACTTCGATCATAGGACTTCGCACCCTTTCAGTTCGGCGCACGCAGCAAGGAAGTCTTGCCACTCTCGGATAAGGCCTAGCCAACTCTTAGCCTCCTCGGATGGGTCAGCCTTGTCTGCGTCGGAGGCGTATGCGTTCCCCTTGATGATGACGCTCATCTCGGCAATGATCTCATCGTCGCTCATCTTGGCAATCATTTCTGATAGGCCTCGGCACTGGTAGCTCTTGATGACATCGCCGCTATTGTCGTAGAGGCACTCATTGACCTCATCAAACCCGATAGCCTCGTGGAACTCGCGGAGCATTGGCATACCCCAAATGTTCAGCCGGAAATAGAGCGTATCGGGAGCCTTCTCAGCATACGAGCCGTCTGGCTCAATCCACATTGAGCGATACTTCTTGGCGTGCTCGGCCGCAGCCTCACGATTGGGCAGCAGCGAAAAGATGTCGTACCCCATACTTCCTCCTAACACTTCCTACCGACAAGTATCGGCAAGGCCACACTAGCAGCCCTGCCGAAGGCCTGTCAAGCCCCTATTTTCATCTCTGTTGCTTCCTGTCGTACTCAGTCTGGAGAGCAACGAGCTGCTCCTCTGTCCACACTGGCAATCGACTTTCGTAAATGAACGGCTTACCGGCTTCTTCAAACGCCCAGTCTAGCCATCCAGCACTGAGAAGAAACGCCCGATTCATTCTCGCGTACTGGCGAACCCTGCGACAATACCCAGCATGCCGCTCATAGGCCTTGCGATACTTCGTAAAGGCCTTAGCGTCTTCCGCAGTGATGAGTGGCTTCTGCTGCTCTTCCATTTACTTACGACGCTTGGCAACAGCTCCGGCACGGCGCAGCACAGTGTTGATGTACTGAGCACTTGTATTGTATGACTCGCCGATGACGCGAAGCTTTTCGCCGGCAAGATAGCGGGTCACGATGTCCTGAACGACCAGCGAGGTAAACCTCTGCTTCTTGGTCGGCTCGACTCCTTCGGCATACAGGGCATTCATGATGGTGGTAATAGAGCAGCCAAAGTGATTGGCCGTCGCATGAACCGTCGACTTGTTCTCTTCCACATACTGAGCGATGACCTTGTAATCAAACTTACGATGTCGACCGCCGTTCGAAACGCGGGGACGAGATGGCCCCATCTTCTTGACGATTTGCTGAACTCGTTGACGAGTCAAGTTGTACTTATCAGCTACTTCCTGAAGTGTTTGTCCGGAGAAGTACTCATTGTACATCTCCTGATTGCGAACCGTTTCCATACTAATCCTTCCTAACCACAACTGGGAAACGCCCAGCTCGTACCACGATTGTAAGCGAACGAGATCGCTGCGTCAACAGCAGATCACTAGACTATGGTGATGTGTTGGGGTGCGGGGGACAATCCACTCATGGAATACTTCGTTGTCTATAGACCTGGACAACCTAATACTTGGCACATTACTTCGAGTGCTGGGTTCTACGAGATCGCCCTCAACCCGATAGCAGTCCTAGCGGCCATTGGCCGGGACGCAGAGCAGTACGACACCGAGGCAGAAGACATAGAGTTCAGCGTGCGTTGGATCAACACCCCAGAGGGGTTTGAGTCTCCCGACCCAGAAGACATGCCAGAGGTTATTCCCGGATCAGGCCTAGCGAACTAGTCTTCGAAGTAGGTTATCCCAGCTTCTTCTGCGCTCTTCCGAAGCTCGTCGATGTATTCCTTCGCGGCCTCGTCGTATCCGAAGATGGCAATGTTCGCTCCGCGCATTCCTTCCACCCAACCAATCACGATGTTGCCGTGTCGCTCATGCGAGCGGAACGCATCGCCGTTCATGAAGATGTCTATGGACTCATCCTCGAAGCCCTCCGATGAGCCGGCCAGTGCTTCATAGAGCCCATTGCGAGCGATCACGCCAGAGAGCTTCGGGTACACCTCTCCGTAGACGAAGGTCTCCCCAGCGGCAACAATGTCGTCAATGGTATTGCCGTCGATGTAATCCCTAAACGCTGCCTCTGCCATCATCAGCCTCCTACTACTCCGCCAAACTCTTCTTCACAGAACCGCTCGAACGCGGTTGCTGGAACCTTATCATAGTCCCGCTCGTACGACCTATGACCATCTTCGTCGGTCAGCCACGCCTCTTCTGGGAGGTCGGACATGTCGTAGGTCTCGTCAGAGAGCAGCATGCCGCCAGTGTAGATGAGCCGCCCGGCAAAGCCCATGCCAGCCTCACAGCAAGAGAACTCAAACGACAAGGTTGGATACTGCTCGGCCAGAGCCGCAACAACCTCCGTCGGCGGAGCCCATGCCGTATCAAAGTGATAGGTGATGTGCGTGTCCTTCACGCGCTCCAAGTGTGGCCCACTCGCATTCCACTTCGTGCCCCAGTTGGCAACATTCCAGTTGTACCACCAGTCAGGGTGCGATGAGTTCTGCGGAACCTTATGCTCTGGGCACACCTCAACCCCACCGAAGGCGGCTCCAACTTCGTCCTTGATTGTGCCGTTGCCAAGAATCATCTTCTCAACCGCCACGCCGTTCACCGCCCAGTATCCTTCGTGCGAAACAAAGCCTTCGGTAAACGGCTCGCCCTCAGCGACCTTCGTGGTGATGAACTCCTTCTTACAGCCGCATTGGAAATCATTCTGACCTTCGTTGATTGTGTAGAACTTGCTTGTCGGAGGCGGCACGATCTTGGAGAAGTCCAAGACTCTCTGATCTTCATTGCCGTCCGTTCCTGCTACCTGCTTGATCAAGGCCGCAATGTCCTTTGTGTTGCCGGTGATGTTTAGTTTGTTCACGCACCAGTTAGGCATTGTCGTTCTCCTCCTTATCGTTCAGGTCAGTGATTTCTTGGGCGACGAGAACCTGAACCCCGCCGCTGTTAGGCAAGTCCAATAGGCTTGTCCAGTCCCAGTTTAGTGGATGGTCTGCTCGTTCGTCAATGTCTATTCTCAGGACGATCATGTATGGCTTGGTCATCACGACACCACCAGCTTCTGGCATGAAGCGCAGTCGTCCTTCTCCTCATTCTCAAGTGCTACCTGCGCCTCATGGAATCGCTCTTCGCATGTTCCGTCATGAGCGCATGTGATCGGGCCATCAACAGGGATAAAGTCGCACACCAAATCCATGAACGCATCCTGCTCGTGAGCTTCCCATCGAAGGCTATTCTCTCCATAGCAGATGTCGGCCAGCGGACAGGTGTCTTCGATGGCATCCTGAGCGAACGCATAGTATCTAATGCGAAGCCCCTGAATGTTGCTCTCAAAGACGATCCTTGAGTCGCCGCTCTCGTAGCGACTTAGATAGACCGCCAGCGTCCTGTCTGGTGATAGTTCCTCATCGTGAATCAGTTCCCACTTGTTCGTCATCACTTCCTCCTTGCCTATACCGCAAGTGCGGCATCTACGATGCTAGGGGGTATTGTTCTGCTTGTCAATCTCCACAGCTCGGTGTGGGGCAAAGAGTTCATGGTCGCCACACTCGCACGGAGCGCAGTCGAGGCAGTAGAGAGAGTAGCCTTCAGGAAATCCATCCTGATAGTCCTCCGGCTCTAACACATCGAAGCGCGTATCGGGCTCTCCATTAAAAGTTCCAACGACCTTCTCGTCATCATAAAAGAGTATGGACTGGCAAGTGAAGCATGCCCCCACTGCGCCGCTCATAATGCGTGAACCGCAAGCATGGACTCGGCCTCGGCCAACGCATACTTGTATCCGATGAACCCGCCGCACGAATCCGCCAACTCCCAATCAGGATGACCCTTCGCGCCGCAATCCGACTTCTTCTCGATGACCACATAGTAGACATCGCCGCGAATCGCTGAATCCATCTCCTTGACCTCGGCCTCCGCTTGCGCTTCGACCTGACCAATCACATAGTCCTTGCCGAACCACGCCTCAGCTTCGGACGCGCTAACAGCATAGAACCCAATCATCGCCGAGTCCCAAGGGTCACTAAACGAACCAAGGCTAATGCTCAGGCCAGAGTGGGAGAGTCCGTACACTGGAGCGCAATACGCGAACTCACTCTTATTGAACTCGTAGATGTTGTCGCTATTCGGGTAGAGAACGACATCCGAAGGGAAGCCGTGGTCGGCCGCCCTCTTGCCGGTGTAGAACTTTCCCATGCGGTCGCCCATCATGTCCAAGTCGTAGCCTTCGTCGTACTCGATGCGTGCGCGATACTGACCATTCTCGATGACTTCCATCACTTCCTCCTACTGCTACGCGGGAAGTCCCCGCTATGCCATCCTAGTATGTAAGTATCATCCTGTCAATCACCGCAGTTGAGTGCTACGGCCTCACCGGAAATTTCGATCCCGTTCGGTGGGGGCGTGGGGGAAACTGCCGCCTCGCGCCCACACACAACGCATAATGAATAAGAACTGATGTTCCACCCTGAGCCAGAGAGAGGACTGAACTTGCCGAGCTGATGGCCCCTGGCCTTTGCCGACTTGCGTGCGTCCTTCCGGAGTCGTCGTGTCGTGTTTCCCATGATCCCTCCTAGTCGATGTCGGCGAACAGAATCCTGCCGCCGTTATTCTGCTCATCGTCAGCCCATACGCCAAAGACGAATGTCCTGCCGCTCGCATGCTTGATCTTGAATGCCGGAACAAGCATCCCAGTATCGGTATCAACCTCAAGCCACGCATCAACGATGGTTGCGCCAATCAACGGCTCAATCATCTCGGTGTTGACATAGTGAGACTCGGCAGCTAGGCCACCAAGCCGTTGACGCTCCTCGATCCATGTTGCGTGCTGCTCTGAAGTCCAAGGTCTATTCATCATCCCCTCCTAAAAAAACCATCCTGCCACAATGAAAAACCATACCCAAAACCAAAAGCCACCCATACCTACCCCTTCCTATCCTATTGTCGCATGATACCACAACGCAATACTAGGCGTTGCGGAGGGAGATCGCCTTGTCTGTCGCATCCATCATCAGGCCAGTAAGCTCCTTGACCTTCTCGGAGTCTCCGTTCTCTTGGTACTCGCTCAGGGCATCACTAGCATGCGCCACGGCATCCTGCCATGCGGCTAGCTCCTTCTTCGTCAGCACGGCAGTCCCCTTGAGGTGATCATGGATGTACCCCATTGCCAACTGCGCCCTGCCATTGAGAAACCCCTCAAGCATTCCATTGCTATAGCGTTGTCCGTCTGCCATGTCTACTCCTTCCATACTACTGACGGATACCGCCCCTGAAGCAAGCCATTCTGGACTCGCGTCAAGTTCGTTCCGAAGTCTTCATCCTGCCACAGAGTTGCGTCGCAATCAAGGCAGACGATTGAGTCGACCGAATACCCGCCATTACTGTAGCCATCCCATTCGAAGGTACGGCCTACCGGATTATAGGATGCGCTGATCGAGCCGCTAAGGTAGATACCCTCAACGACCCCATCGTTATTTCGCCCCCCTGGAGCTGGGCATTCTTCATGGAGATACATACTACTCATCCTCCCTACAACTTTCACAGCCGGTTGTACAGCCGCACTTCCATGTATTAAAGCACTGCTCACAGAGAGACTGGCCGCTATCCCCTAAGGTCTCGCTCCACTCATCTCCGCAGTTGGCACAGGGCTCATACCCATCGTCCTCTGGATTCGCCATCCTACTCACCCTCACAATCATGGCCATGGAACCATTCGTTCGCCTCAGCTTCAATCGTGAGATCGAACACCCGGCCACACTCTAGGCACTTCGCTATACCTATTGCCATACAGCCTCCTACTACAGCACGCCAAGTGGCGCAGCACCACCATAAGGTATGGGTATCACATCGTCAAGTAGGGCAATACTCCCCCGGGGTATCGCACGGGGTTGAGGCATGGTAGGGGTGTCTGTGCGCACGGACAGTGGCAGTGTTAGTGAATCTTAATACTGCCGTAATAATGTCTGAATAACTGGACAGAATAACCGGGATGAATAACTCGAATAACTGGCTGGAATAAGGTTTGTGGTGATTTGTCAACAATCTTGGAGAAGTGTGGATAAGTGGGTATTGATGGGTTCTGGTGGAAGGTTAAAACGGTGTCCGCGTCCGCCCGATGTTCGGATGACCAAAAACCCACCACCCACATAGTATCTTCCCCGATCAAATCCACCTTTTACCACAATCTCATAACTCAGCGAAATAAATACCCACCCCTGGTCATAGCTGGTCATATCCCCGGAGTCACGCCCGGAGGTGACAGAAGGAGAGATAGAGGCAGAGAGAGATAGAAAAGAACAGAAGGAGTAAGCACGTCCTCGGGAGCAGCCATGAGCCACCCATGATCGAATGTATTGGTCTCTACTGCTCTCTCTTAGTTTCTTTCTTTCTCTATGGTGCTTGTACGGCGCCTGCCTCACGGCACCACGACCCCTCTCTCACGACTCAGCCTCTCACGAGTCTTCGGGCCTAGCCTCGGGCTCGCTGGCGGGATAGCACATATAGGGTATACTTATAAAATAATTCCACGGGCCAGAACGTGAGTATCGGTCCGGCACAATAACAGAGCGGAGTCTAATATGGAAAACCTTTTGCGCAAGCTTTCTGGGGAACTCCTCGTTGTCCTCCTGATCGGACTCGTCTCGACAACTACTGCGTGGACGGCGATTCAAGCCTCGTTCCATAGCAGCCAGTCAGATGCTGCGTATGCCGACTACGCCCTTATCATGGCTGATGCCAACAACCTGTGGATCACGGCAGAGGTCAAGTATCGGGCCGACCTGTTGACCTGGGACACCGACCTTGGCGGCTCCTATGAGTTCAGCGTCTACGCGATACCGTGCCAGCAGGAAAATCCAGAAAGCCAGCTGCCAGACTGCGTTGAATATATGGACGCAGTGTACGGACCATATAACGAGGTATACACCAGCGGGGAACAGCCTCTTGCGGAATCTGAGACCGAGGGGAACTTCAGCAACCGGCTGCAAGTGCTTACGGGTATCTTTGCCGTTGCCCTGTTTGCCCTGGGGGTTACTTCGCCCATGAAGAGCAGGAAGAACGCCTCATACCTTGTCGCCTTTGCCGCAGCTCTTTGGCTAACGGGAATTGGCCTAATGGTCACAATCCCTGTTATTTTACTGTAAGGAGAAGATATGTCATACGTTATTGCCAATGTTCCACCGATCTCCTGCTATGTACGCAAGGAGTACCTGCGGGACTTGCAGGATGGGCACGGGGAGTTTACTCCTGCCTACTGGGTTACGGTCAAGGCAATCCGCCATCGCGCCCTCTACATTGAGGCGTTCCTTCCTGAGTATGGCGCGCTCTATGACAAGCTGCCGATTAGCGCCTTTGTCTGGAAGCCGCAAACCCCAAGCCCAGACCTTAAGCTTGGCGACCTACAGCTTTGGGACGCGATCTCCCCGCAGCTCAGCGTGATTGAGAAGGCCGTGCTAAAGAACATGCGCTGTAAGTTTCGAACCCCAACGGGAACATGGAGTGAGGGGCACTACCTATTTACGGTTGACATGGTTCATACCGACCCTAATGAGATCGATGCGAACTGGGCGCGTGTCCCATCCGAACACAAGTCCTACAACTTCATCCGGCTAGACAACGGACAATTTGCCGCGCAGCCAAACAACAGGGTGCTTTGGCTTGATGAGGCCCTTGTAGCAAAGGAGCCAAAGATGCCCGACTTTAAGGTCAGCACCAAGGAGTTTGCTGCCGAGACAGGAAGATGGAAGCTTGGCGATCAGGACTCCTGGAACTATGAGCCAAAGCCAAAAGATTGACAGCCCGATTATCATGCCCTAGTATCATCCATGCAGGGTGATCGGTGTACCCCAGTCACCCTGCACCAAGGAAGGAGTGTTGATGGCAAGGAAGAAATGTAGGGTGTGCCAGAAGAACTGGCCGGCGGATACGGAGTTCTACCGCAAGCCAGGAAGCCTCAAGTGCATTGCGTGTGAGATGGAGTTCCGCTCTCCGAGGAAGCCAATGACGGAAGCGCAGCATACGCGCAAGTTGGCATATGAGAAGCGAAGGAGGGCAGAAATTGCAGCCACTCGTCATTCGAAGTAAGGCAAACCCGAAGACCGCGCTTAAGTGCCTAGACTGTCTGGATGTTGCCAGAGCAGTATGGCTAGACCCCAACGGCACAACCGCAACGCTGTGCGATGCCTGTGTCAATAAGCGAGAGAAGGAGTATCTGCGTGACCACAAGACAAACGACCAAATCGGAGCTTGAACAGCTTATCCGTTTGCTCAACCACGCCGGAGATCCTGAGCTGAAGCGTGTCTACCCTGAGGTTGGGTGCTACTACCTGATGGGGGCATACGGCGGACAGAAGCTTGTCCAGATCATCAGTGAGGGCGGAGGAGTCAGGGATGTGCTCCCTCATATCGGGTATGCCAGCAAGCGCGCTGTAGCAGATGGCATCAAGTCGTACCTTGATGGCCGAAGTGAGGCAAGCTCTGAGCAGCACTATCGAATTCATGAGATACGGGCGGCCGTCAAGGATATGCAGGCTGCGATAAAAGTAGGTTGACAATCTAATACTGTGGTCGTATGATGCAACGGCGGGGCATTCCCGCTGATAGCAGGAGGTAGTGATGCATGTCATAGGGTATACCTACGAAGCGGGAATCCACTGCATATCGTGTGCGGGGGTTAGATTCCATAAGCTCGACGAGATGGTGCTGGACAAAGAGGGTAACCACGTCATGCCAATCTTCGACACTGATGATATGTCTGAGTGCGGCGAGTCATGCGAAGACTGTGGCGAGTGGGTCTCTACTCCGGTCCAGCATGACCCAGGAACATGCAGCCTGGCCGAATCCTGCCGTAAGTTTTGGGTTGACCTACAATGAGCCCAGAAATGACCGACGACGAAATCCGAGAAGAGCTGCAGATTATTTCTATTGTGGTGAAGTGGGGCGTGCCAGACATCTTGAGGGTAAAGCCTGACTGGACGATTGAGCAGGCCGAACATTTCATTGACAGCTCGTATCAGGAAATTGCAGCAGAAGCACGGGATGCCGGAGATAAGATGATTGCCGGAATCCTAGAAGAGATGGATAAGCATGGCAAAGAAGCGCGGAACTAATCCTCGGGCGACATGTCCGAATAATGCGAAGCATGGCGAGCTTGCATGGCATCCGCTTGGTGGCATGGTATGTGAGACCTGCCGAGAAGAGCATCGGCCGCGTAGCAAGACAGCGTATCGGTTTAGTATTACAAGCCTTGGGTTTATGACTCAAGAACATAGCGAAGAGACTGAGTAGGAAGGGGTAGTTATGTCGTGCGATTATTGCAACCCAGCAGCAAGCGTAGATGCAACGGTATGGATTGATGAAAGTGTGATGTCGGCGTATCCAGCGAGAGTGCGGACTGGATACCGCTGGAATGGATGGGCATGCCCAGCCTTTGACTTTGCTACGGCCATGAAGATATGTGCGGATAGCCACCTCCTTGCCTCAGAGTATGGGGTTGATGGGGTAGAAATTGCGTCCTTTGATCCGGCCACCCGAGAAATTGTAATGTTTGGCGGGGGGAGAGAAGTTGACGATGCCCCTTTGCGTATATCCGCAACTCCCTGCTGTGGCAGGTACGACATTGGGGCGATGAACTGGACGTGGCACGAAACAGATACGCAGCCTGAGGTCGGCGACTTGCCTGCCTACACCGGCGCGCATCTAACGTCACTGTAGGCGGTCGATGATGAGCATAACGTCAACGGGCTACAATTATTGTTCCTGTGGTTGCGCTGAAGAGGGCGTTAGGATCGTGTGGTGCGGAACCTGTGTTCGAACCGTATGCATCAGGTGCCACCTTGAGCTGAGAAGGTACAGTAACGACACGGAATATCTATGCAGACTATGCGGTGACTCATGGAATCACGAGCTTGTTGGGAGGATTTTGTAGCCGTGACAGAAAAGGAAATAAAAGAGCTGTCGCTAGAGCAAGCGTATGCTAAATATACTGCTGGCCTGCTTGACGCAAAGTCCGCTTATTTCTTTTCCATGGTGTCTGAATGTGAGTGCGGGAATTCCCAAGGGACGCTCTGCATGCAGTCGTGGCATCAGGAGATGAGGGACACCCTAAGGTATGCCCTTGAGGCCCAGCCGCACCCGGTGATTAATGAGCGGGTATGGATTCCCTGCGATGTCTGTGCTTGTATCGGTTGCTCAGAAGGCAACTGCTGCGAGCATGAGCACATATGATAGGAATGATAGAAAGGATGAAAAGAGATATGGAAAACAACTATCACGCATCGTGCGTTGTGGAGCTTAATGGCACGAAAATCCGTGTCGTGCAGTCGGATAGGACTTGCACCTCAATCAATGACGAAACCGGGGAGCCGTATTTAACGCTCCAGCTCAACGCTCCGCAAGACCCTGGCCCCAAAAATTTCTGGGTGACACACGGAACACGGTCCGGAGATCTCTACGCTTTGCTAGTGCAAGAGGGGCTGATTGAAAAATCAGATAAACAGCTTTCTCTTCCTGGGACGCATGCGATTGCTGTAAGGCTAAGGTCAAGGGAAGAAATTAGGGACAAGGAGTAACGTATGAAACACCAACACCTTGATGGCCATATCCACGTTGACTGTCCGGATAGCGCCTACGGAACAAGATATTCCGCGTGCTCTTGTTGCAATGGTTTTCTTGACGATGTAAAGAATAATGTATACGAACTGCAGCAATCAGCCCGTGAGAAAGGTTTGTGCCCGGGTTGCGGAAGCGACTGGTGTGCTGGCGGCTGTGACGATGAGTAGAGTCGCAATTGATCTGATTATCACCACCGTGATTGGTGGTATACTTTGGGTACTAGCCTCGTTTGTAGGCCTGGTGTAGATGGAGGGTTTATGGGTTTTATTTTCCTAGGAATCGCTTTATTGGCAATTTTCATCTCTGCTATTGGGGAATTCCGACGTCGTAATTCTTCTTCCAGCAGGACCGCTTACGCGAAGACAAAGCGCACGATACGTGTCAAGGACCGGCGCGGAAAGTAATCCGTGCGAAGCTTGCAAAAGACGCCCGAGAGCCACTTGGGGGTCTGCTCGCATTGCGGCGTGATTAGCCGAGTCTGGGACTATGGCACCCTTCCGCCTGACGCTAAATTCATTTGCGCCCCGTGCATTCAGGCGGTGATTGACCAATCTGGACCGAGGGGGGATAGCTCAGTCGGTTAGAGCACCGAGCTTATATCTCGGCGGTCCCTGGTTCGAGTCCAGGTCCCCCTACCAATCCTCTGTGTATAAGACTGATCCAATGATCAAGGCAAACGCGCAAATCATTATCCAAATAATTGCCTCGACCATTAATACCTCCCGGCGCAATAATGCTGCCGTACCTTGCGGCGCTTCATGCGAATGATTCCCATGCGCCTTGCTCGCTCTTTGACGCATTTGTAATTTTCTGCGGAGTGCCGAATGGCTGCATCTAGCTCTTTCGTGTTCATGTACTCCTGAGCTAGCCGAATATACTTTGACGCCCACTTCTGCGTGTGGTTCTCGTTTGACCAGATATGTGCCATCTCATGAAGGGCCGTGTCAATGTCCTTCGCGCACAATACCATTTCTGCATCGTCTGAGTAGGTGTATCCCATTGGATGGTAGTGTCCGTAGCGGGTTCGTTCCGGGTCATGATGATGAATTCTGACAGTCTTTACCTTGATATTAAATTCACCTTTTGCTCGGGCGATAAGCTGAAGCGACCTCTTCCACGGGGCCAGGGAAGATTTAGGCATGTCAATTGGTACGACCAGCTCAAACGGGAGTTCGTTATACCACCTCATGACTTGCCCCTTTTCTTCTTGGCGCCACACGTTGGGCAAAGCTCCCCCTCGTCCCCCTCGTTGCTATTAAGCTTCTGCAGGAGCTTCTGGATGTCGTCCTGATCAAATGCGGTGTCGAGCAGGTAGTCGTTCGCGTCCGCCTCCTGAAGCAACTCAAGCAACGTGTGGTCGTTCCAGCTCGCTAGGTCGGCCGTCTTGTTGTCCGCTAGAAGAATGGCCCTAGCGCGCTCGTTATCGCAATCAACCCAGTACACTGGCACTTCTTAATGCCACAAATCTTTGCGGCCTCAATGCGATGATTTCCGGCAAGGATATAGCCGCTCGACTTCTGTGCAACGACAACACCAAACCAGCCATTCTTTTTGATGCTCGTGACGATAGCCCCAATATCACCTTCCCGAGGATTTTCGGGATGGTGTGCCAGGCTGTCTATTGACTCCATTTTGATATCCATTAGTCCTCCAGGCATAGGGCGCGCGCATGTGGTATGCTCGCATGAGAAACAGATTAGCCGAAGCTGACTAGACATACAACCGGCAAACAGATTGTGAGCGCAAAGGAGGGGTTGCAATGTATAAGTTTAAGCAAGAAAAGAATAAGTCAATAGACAATGCCCTAACCAGACTCCAGGCTTCGCTGACGAAAGACCAGCAAATCTGGACAATTGAACGCGCCTCTAGCCACTGGGGCGTGACTGTAATCTCCGACCCGGACAAGGAGAAAGACCCCGATGACAGGTACGTCGCAATAGCCTACGGGAGATCAAACTCCCTCTACTCCGCCATCTCAATTGCAACTGTCGAGATATCAAAATACAATCATCAACGTGCGGAAAAGAGCACAGCTGGCGCCGCATTTGAGTCAAAGTCAAATAATAACAGTATAGACTAACAATATGGCGTTGGTTATGGTGTCTGCGGAGGTAGCAATGAAGCGACCGGCAACACCAGCCTATGATCGACTTTGGACAACTGCGGTTGCGTTGGCCGTGTCTCTTGTTCTCCTCTTCCCAATTATTAGGCCGATAAGCCTTGTAACTAGCACGCCGTATGTTGCCCCAAATTACGCCAGGGACAACTGGAGGACTGAGCTACCACCACCAACTATCAAGAAGATACAAGGATTGGCCACGTGGTATGACGCAAGCAAGAATGGCGCATGGTACACCAGGAAGAGCGAGTGGGGTAAGCCTGTTGTGTTTTACGCGGCGGCAGGCCCGGCACTGCGAGCCATGATTGAGGAGCTGGCCGGAGAAAATATTAAGTGGGGGGTTAGCACTTGGACTGAAATGGCAAAGTCCTCGGATCGCCCTAGGTTCCTTATCACTTCTAAAAAGACCGGGAAGTCTGTTATTATTATTGCAACTGACTGGTGCGGATGCCAGGGACGAGCTTCCAGCAAAACCGATACTCGCGTCGTTGACCTCTCACCAGATGTATGGGCCGCGCTTGGCGTGGACCTTGGGCTCGGGGTAATGCGCGTAACGATAGAAGTAATAAAGGATTAGTGTAATGGCATCATACGACTTTAAATGCGAGAAGTGCGACGTGATTAAAGAGGTTGTTCGCCCTATGGCCGACGACAGCAAGGTCATGTGCGAAAAATGCGATGTTGAGATGTGGCTTATATTTTCTAGTCCTAAGATTGCTTACAAGGGTTCCGGATGGGCCTGGCAAGAAAAGATTCCTCAGCAGACCGATATATTTATTGGCTCTCCTGATCCTTCCAAAAATCAGTAAGCTCGCCCTGTAGGGATCGAAGAGCTCTGGCTGGATTCTCCCCAACTCCTCGGACCGAACTTAGTCCGTCAGGGAACATTTCAGCGATGTAGCGCTTCTCTTCGTCAGCTTCGTCGTCGGTAATCATTTGCACCATCTGCCATGATTCGGTTACTCGAATTTCTTCCGCCAGAGAAAACCATGAGCAGTTCATGCAATCTTTTGGATCTTGCTTCATTCCAAACTGGTAAAGCTTTCCCTCGTGAACCGCATCGATTGCGCTGTGCACACATCGTGGCTCTTGGTTCTCGATGATTTTCAATTCAGTATCCATTGGCCCGTCACCCCTTCATCCGTCGCCCTTACCCCCCCCGAGGAAATCGCATCCTAACAGGTCGGAATCGCTGCGTCAACCTGAAGCACAATGCAACGGCGAGCACGCTTTTGTAATGATTTGACCAGCCCCCCACCTATGTAACTAATAACAAGATATTGGCCCAGATCCCCAGATTCCTGAGCCCCCCATCCCCCCCCTCCTTAAAGGTTCCCCCCCCTTCCCCCAAAAACGGGGGCGG